TCAAACAAAAAACTTGCTAACAATGGTAATACTATATACGACCATGACCAATTGATTGTACCAACCAATTTTAGTATTGCAAGTACGATTGTTGCAGCTGTTGCAATTTTCATTAGGCCAGCGTAATAGGTTGCTGTTCTTCAAAGTTGATCTCGGTTGCTGACAGAGCGATGCCAATCTCTTGTGAGATATAGGTTGCTGTTGTCGGAGCCGTTGCCGTTGCCGCGCCCGCTGTCGCTCCGCTCAAATAATAAGCAGCGCCAGGCGTCAAACCTGTAAGCCCTGTGATCGTACCATCAAGATAGACGGTTGCGTTGTTAGGCGATGTGGAGTTTGTAATCACAAAGCCGATAGCACGTCGTCCGTTGCTTGCGTCTGCCTTGCGTGCCTTGATTGTGCCGCCATCGTTAAACAGGTTCACAAGGTTACCAGCAGATAAATTCTCGGTAGTCGCCGCAACCTTAACAGTAGCGCCTATTCCCGTTGGCAATACCGAATTGTCCAGCTTGCCCGATCCGTCGAGAGCTATGATTTTGCCCGCTTCCGTTGCGCCGGATGATGATACGGTAGCTTCGACTTCTGCGAGCTGGCCGCTGTTATTCTTGATATACTTTTCTGCCATGTTACACCGTTTGAATGATTGTGTCTATGTCGATGATTAGTTGCGTGGATGTTAAAGCCTTGCCTACGTGAACGACTATAGCGCCGTTTGTTGGTACTGTCTGTGTTAGTGTTCCGTTCGTGCCCAGGTAAACCGTCCCTTTAGTCCAGTTCCAGTTGGCATCTGTAAGGATACCCGAAATCTTGATAGTTGCGTTCGCCCCAGATGTAACCGCTCCGTTGGTGATGCCTACAACCTGGGCATTTGCTAACGTGTTGTTGCTGGCATAGACAGCCTGACCTGATGAGTTAGACGTCACAGCACGAAGTGCTGACAGGTTCTCGCCAGCCACAAGCGTAATATCATCAGAGATAGGCACCAGCCCGCCGCTGGCGATGTCCAGGGTAATGTTACTTTGGTCTACGTTAACACGCAAGGTGTCCTGATTCACGTTGATGGTGTAACTCACTGGGTTACCTCACCGAGAACAGTCACATAGCCACGGAGTAGTTCGTTCGTTGAACTTGAGACCGTCTGCTCCAAATCCCACACATACACCTCGCCCACCGTCAGCGATGAGGTACTCGCTGCACTTAATGCTACCGAAAACGTACCTTGCGAAGCGTTTACTGTCGTAATCGTAAACGTTGCAGCCAGCACGTTGTCAATACTCCTAATCTGGCCGGCGAAGGTGTAACCTGTTATGTTGGTCACCACCCCGTTCGTCTTATGTGTGAATGTACGTGCAAAGGCTGCCCCCTGACGGAGCTCTAAATCAACACGTGCACCTGATGATGATAGTATGACCATTGAAAACCTTTGCTGTGCTCACCACTGGGCCCTCGGGCCCAGTCGTCAGAACAACTCTGTTAGTTAGTCCTTGATGATGTTAGCAGCAAGACCGCGTTCGGTAGCGTCGTTGATGCCTTCGCCGTTGTAGAGAACAGCGATGCATGATCCGAAAGTACCAGTCGACCCGTCGCCAGCTGTAGCAACCACGTCGATATAACGATCACGACCTGCGAGGTTCACAAAGAACCCGAAGACCTTGTTGTCATCGGTAGCCGTTGGCAGTGCAGGTGCACCCGTTGCGCCGTATACACAGCCCGTGATGTCAGCAGCTCCACTCATGCCAGAGTCGTCTGACTCCTGGAGTTTGAGGGCTGCCATCGCGATGTCTGTTGCACCGAGGCTGAAATATACTGCGAGCTTACCAAAGCCAGCTGTGTCGATCGTGTTAGTTGTAAACGATGCATTGTCAACGATTGCAGCTGGTGGCGTAACGTTGACAACCTTCACATTTTGTAGTGCGTTCATGTTGTCACCTTATGAGTTAATAGTTACGAAACCAACAACAGGGCCTGTTGTACGTGATGCTGCTGTAGCATTGTAGTTGCCCATTTCGTGTACCTTGATGTCGAGGTACTGCGTTGCCTTGACATAGATTGTATCTGTGTCGAAGCCCTTGCTTGCGTCTTGCTTGATCGACGTTGCCATACGATCACCAAGAGTTGCAGCCTGTGTAAGGTTACCGAAGTAAGCAAACACCTGGCTGTTAGCATCTGCTGATGGCATCACATCAACGAACTCGACAGGATAGCCAAACAGGCGCTGACCAAATGAGCCAGCAAGTTCTGCTGCTGTTGAACCACCTTGCGCGTATGCAAGGCGCTCTGCTGTTTCGCCGAATGCTACCTTGTTAAAGTACCACTTGGCACCCGTGAGTGCGTATGTTGGAACCTTACGCATACCAGCGATGAGGTTGCCCATTGTAACTTCAGCAAACGTGTTGCCAGCACATACCTGTGCTGATCCGAGGTAGCCCTTGTGTGTGTCGTTCGTCCATGTTCCGCCGCCATCTTCGAGAACCTTGCGGAGCTTGCCAGCAAGACCGAGAACACCACCGTATGTTGACGTAGCATCACCCAAGAAACCAGCTTCGTCTTCCTTCTTTGCGAACTGGCGTGCTACCGATTCAGCAAAGCGAAGGCCGAGGTTTTGTGTGCTGTTCATTACAAGTTCTTCAGAGAGAACAGCGAGGGCATACATTTTCTTCGCGTTCAACGTCACTGCATCAAATGACATGTCAGATGATGAGAGCGTTCCTGTCTCTGATCCCCAGTATGCCGTCACGTCATCGCCTGTGCGGAAGATGCGGATGGATTCGGAGCCCATAGGCTCAACACGGGTGTTGCGACGGAATGATCCGTATGTGTCCTTCAGGTTGACAATCAGGCTTGATGTCTCCGTTGGAACGAAGATGCCGCCTGTAGCGTCGTTACCTTGTGTGTGTGTCTTATAATCAAGGCCAGTAACTTCTGTGTACTTCTGGCGTGCTGTCTCGTTAGCAAGACCACCTACAAACAAGCCTGTTACATATGCTTTGTATTCAGCGTCTGGCATGTTAGCCTTGGCTGATGATTCGCCGACCTTGATGTCGTTTGACTTTGGCAGCTTGTTCACTGCTGTCTTCACTTCTGTCTGGCGTTGTGCGTTCTTGGCCTTGATAGCTTCGAACGACTTTACTTCGTTGGCCTGCTCATTGAGCGCGTCGATTTCAGCGTTCAATGTCTGTGCAGACTTTACTTCGTCCATCGTTGGCTCTGTCTTAGCAAGGAGCGTTTCGAGCTCGCTAGACTTCGCGCTGATGGCGTCGTTGATCTGTTGCAAATTCATGATTTTTTCCTCTTGTTTACTAATGCCCGCAATGCTTCCATTTCCATAGCAGCCTTTGCGGAAACCGGTTGTGCCGCGTCAATAAGCATTTTGATATTGCCTACTGCAGCGGTCAGTGTGTCCATCAATTCGGTCAGGCGTGCCACGTTTGCCGACGAAAGCGTGCGCCCTTCCTTTTGCCTAATCTCTGCGCGTTCGTTCAGCCTCGTAATGAGTCTATCGACGTCGGTTCCAACGTCCTCGAGATCATCATTAAGTCCCTTAGCGCTAATAAGTGCCGTTTGTGAGTTAGCACCGAACAGCACTGGTGACCACTCGTAAAGTTTGCCCTTTACCAGTTCACGTGCTCCGTCCTGTGCAAATGTTTCCTCGACTACTGAATAGCCGATCGAGAACTCGTCGATGATACCTTCCTTGATGTCGGAATAGGTCTCGCGTCCTCGCTGTGTATTCATGTTGAATTGACCCCTGATATAGAGGCCACCAAGGTCTTTCAAGCTGTCCGGCAGCATAGCGTCGCCTGGCATCAGCTCACGGGCTTCTAATGTCTTCGCCACCGGTGTCTTCCAATCGTGAGCCCAGACGCCTTTGGGCAGTTTGGTCTTCAGCGAATCGTCGAAGAAACCATACTTAACACGGTCGCCATAGCTGTCGACGTTATTAAACACGGAGACGATGGCCTCGATTACGCCACTGTCGCCTTCTGCCTTAGCTTGAAATTCGAAAGTCTTACGTTCAATTTTCATGGTGTGTTCCCCATACCATACGAATTTGGGTTATGCTGTTGTTTAATTATCCACAAGTTAGGACTTGGGTGATTGCCAGTCCATTTCACGAGCTCTGCAAAAGCACCTGCAATTCACCGAATTAGATTTTGACAAGCCAGGGCCTGCAGGATAGGGTGTCGTCTCACCGCCAACTGTAAAGTTCCCGTTCGCATCTTCCAACTGATCGTGCGCTGCAGCGTGTGCATCACGTGCGCCAGCCAAGGCTACCCATGACCGTTTGATCCCGCCCAGCTCATCCCAGACGGATTTCTGCACGGTACCCGTTGTGGCTGTGGCTGTAGTCCTTGCGATGGCATTAGCACGTGATACCTTCAGGTCAGAGAATTTTTCCTTCAAAAGCCTTGCCAGTTCCTCCTCACCAACACCAGCATTCTGTCGTAGTAGAGTCTGTATGTCGGTTCTGATGGTTCCTACGGATGCTGCTATCTTGTCTGCGCTTTCCTGAATGCCAGCCTCACGGCCCCGTGTGAACTCTCCCTCAGCGTCGACCTCTTCCTGTGCCAATGCCAGCACGATCTCAGTGAGCTCCGTTCGGCTGTCTTCGGTGCCGTCTATAAATTTCTTCTCCCAGACATCCAGGCTGAACTGGTCGTCTATCTTCGTCTCGATGCGGAGCGCCTTAACGTCAGCCGTGATGGTGTCGTAGAGATCATCGAGCACACGCCCCCACTCCTTAGCGATATTCTCGGATTGCTTGTTCAGCAGATCGTCGTATGCTTTGGCGTAGACCTGTGAGTCTGGATGGTGTAGCCAGGCTTTTGTTTCGGGGCCTACGGTAACGCTGTAGTTTTTGTGAAAGTATTTGCCCGAAGACACGCCACCTCCGAGGCTTAGTGTTTCGGGTGTGTCGTCGACGTCGACGTCGCTGTCGTTGTCAGTAGATACCGCTTCCATCGCGATGGTCTCACCAGCCAAAGCCTGCACTGTCGAGAGGTCAAAACCAAGTTGCACGCCATACTCTGGGATAGCTAGCTGTGCGTTGATCTGGTCAGCGATCATGTTCCAGAAGGGAACACGCACCATGTTCGTGAAATCCTTACTTGCCTGTTCAAAATTGCTGTAGGTGGCTGAAGACAGCCCCATATGCGTCCCTGCAATAATCGGGTGCACCTTGTAAGCACCACAGATGCGCGTCTCGTATTGACCGAATGTGTCACTTAGTCCCAATTCGTTCCAGTCGAGGGCAAGGCGCTTGACGTCTCTAACACCCCAGACAATACCCACGCTACCACGACGTTCGCCTCCGTACTTGCGAGAAAAAGATTTTTGTGCAAGTGAAGCCTG